TAAGCTCCATACAAGCTTGAGTAAATCTAGTATCTGCTCTATTAAAATCATCTATTAACAGTATGCCACCTTCACCTTTACCTTGTATCCATTCAGGTACTGCATAAGACATTCTTTTATTAATAATTTTAAATCCTTTCTTTACGGCAGCATCAATTTGTTGTTCAACAATCCAAGTTGTTTTACCTTCTATATTCTGAATTTGAAATTCTTTAACAGGAAATCCAACAAGATCTCCTATTTCTTCCACCTGCGCCAGATTAATCTTAACTAAATCAAACTTTAATTCTTTAGCCAGTTCTATAATACTTGATGTTTTACCTGTACCTGCTTCTCCAGTTACACTTATGCTTACAGGTGTCTTACCTTGTTTTTGAATATACTGATTGTTTGTTACCATATGTCTTAAAAAACCTTTTAATTCTTCAGAATTTAATTCTACTTGCTTGTTTTTTTCTTGTTTTTTAGCCATTTTTCTTTTTTTAAAGTTTTAATTACATTTCTAATTTAATCACAAATCCCGGAAGATCTTCATTCATATCTGATTGTTCTGACAAAACCCAAAGAGTCTTTCCTTTTGGTTTTACATCTGTAGTAGCTTCACCATCAGTAAAATATACTAAAGTGTTATACACTTTACAATGTTCATTGTAATATTCTATTACAGGTGTGAAATCTGTACCCCCTCTACCACGTAAAGTAAGTTCATAAGAACCGTTATACACTTCAATTGAATTAATTGTAGTATCACATTGAATAATAGTAATAGCAACCCCTGCTTTATAAATATGATGAATTTCATTCATAAACTCCATCAATTCACTTTCAGATACTGATCCAGATGTGTCTATTGCAAGCAACATATGCTGTTTCATCTTTATTTTAAGACCAGGGCTGTCAGGAAATTTCTTATTTTCCTTTCTTCTAATCTTCTTAGTAAAAATTTTAGTAGAAATACCTGTAAATCTACGGATGTAACCTTTCCAATCAAATTTAGGTGGTAGCAATTCATCAAGTTCAATTAAACCTTCTATTTCTCCAGGAACATGACCTCTCTTTTTAATAGTTTGTTCTTTAGCATCAGATAACACTTTTTGTAATTGTTTGTCAATTAACTTTTGTTCAGCTTCAGTTAAATTTTCAAAATCATCCCAAGTACTGTGATCTGGTAAATTGTCAGAACCTTCACTTAATTGATCACATAGTGAATCAAAATTTTTATCTCCTGATGTACCTTCTTGATCTTTTTTATCTTTAGCTTCTCTTAATTTAGTATAATAATAACTTGAACCTGCTTTAGCATCTAAATTTAAGTCAGAATAGTCATCAATCATGATACCACGTGCTGGAAGTTTATTAGCAATTATGCTTAATTCTTCTTGAGTGGCATTGTTTTCTTTAGCTACTTCTAATTCAATCTTTATAGCTTCTTTAAGTTCATTAAATTCTTCAGAAGTTAACTCTCCTCCTGGAAGCCATGAAGATTTTATATACTGGTTAATTTCCATATCCATTGCAATATTAGCCAATCTTTTATCACTATATTTAAAATAAGTAGTAAGATGACCAAAAGCTATGTGTAAGCATTTATGTTAACTCACATTTTCATGTGAGATCAGACTATACCTTCATCCTTATTAGGATGGTCTATTGTAGTCGTTGAACCTCTTTCTTGGTTTATATGTGTCTAAGTAATTAACAAAAACTTCTCTTTTTCTTTTTAAACATACAGTATAGTTTTTATACATGTAATCAAATAAATTAAGAGTATCCCGTAAAGAATGTTGCGTAATATAACAATTCTTTACTTGTTTAATAGTTTTATTTTTTACTGGTAATACTTTTAATAAGTCAATAATAAATTTTTGTGAACCTGAGCAAAAACCTGATTTTAAGATTTTCCAATCATTATTTTTTAAATTTTTGTAAACACCTACTGTACCATCACCATCAAAATAACCTCTTATAAAATGATGTATTAAGCTATCATTTATTTGAGGTAATTTAATTGTTTTAGTTTTAGTTGGTGTACATCCTAAATTATCTAAATCATTATACATTTTAGCTGATGTTATTTGAGCTTTCCATATATATTTTTTATATAATTTTTGATATTCACAATTTGGAAAATTATTTGAACCAACATCTAATAAAAAAAGTTCTACCCATTCTTTATCTTTTGATGAAAAAATAATTTGTCCAGACTTACTGGCTTTTTTTGTAATATTACCATCAGCAAACAATACGCCTAACCAATATGCTTTTTTTTCTGTGTTAATCACATTAAAAAAGTCATCTTGACAAATGTATTTCATTGCTGATTCAGACAAAGTTCTTGATTTTATATTATTTCTTTTTAAAATAGCAAATACTGTTTTAACATTTATAGTTAATATACTTGCAATTTTTTGACCTGATAATTTATCAATAATATAATAATCAATTACTTTTTGTTCTATTTTTGTTTTCATATATGTAAGTATTTATACTACAATATACCAAAAATAAATCATATAACCAAGAGATTTGGCTGCGGATTTGCCAATCTTTATCTTTTTTACCATACCCAGGTAATTATTCTGGCCATACACTATATCACTACGTGTACTTGGTAGATAAAGCTCTAAGGCAGTTCCCGTCAATTTAAGACATTTTTCATATACATTACTGTATAAGGAGCCCTAATTAAGCTCATGTTTAATTAATCCTAACCTTTGTTCTTCAGTTAAACTTTCCCAAAAAACTTCATTTATACATAATTGGTAATTAATACCATTCTTACTTACACCTGCTGTAGAGACTCTTTTGTCATTCCATAATTTATTTAACATTATTAAAAAGAATCCATAATAAGGTTCCATTAACATTAAATCTTTTGCTGTTTTACTAAGGCTTTGTGCTTTGTCCATTTTCTTTTAATTTTATATCTAACGTAAATTTATCTGTAGGATAACCCATTTGACCTAAAAAACCAATCATATTTTCAGTAAATTTTTCTAAAAACAATTCAATAGACTGATTACTACAGTTATTACTTGTCATTATTGATAAACAAGTTCCTGTGCTTAACGATGTATTGTTTGGGGTAAATGATTTTTCAGTTAACTCTTTAATAACAATACCACAATTATTACATTCACGTATCCATTTATTTAAAGAGTGCCCACTAAATTTATATAATACAATTAATTCTCCTGAATATTCTTTTACATCAACTGTTTTAAGAGAAGCAAATGCAATATCAGCATTGCTTAAATCTTCAGAAAGCAGCATGTTTAATAAATTCTTTGTTTCTTCTTTATTAAATACCATTTTTAAAAATTTAATATTTTTATATATTGTTCTTGAGCATCTTTATAAGATATAGCCCATATTCTATATCCATCTACTAGATATAATTTTTTTTCTTTATCATTTTTCATCAGTCTTCAATTTTTAAAGTTTTTATCATCCATACAGTAGGTGTATTTATATTATCTACCCATTCTTTTGCAGTAGGGATATAATTATTACAATCTTCTTTTACATGTTGTTCTCCAACATATCTTGTGTATACAATTTTATTACTAGAATTAATAAAAGATTCACCAAAAATCTTTTCACATTCAAATATACCTTCACTGTGATGTCTAAACATTCTATGTTTAGAATGCCCAATCCAAGCTTTAGTAGCATCAAACCAATTATGAATTGCCTCATAATCAGATATCTGACCACCAAACTTATGTACACTAGATTTGCTGTGTAACAGAGGATGACTCATACTTTATTTCTTTTAATGTTAATTCATATACTTTGTTATCACTCATAATAATCATATTATTAGTTATACATTTAACAGATCTATATAGAGCAGAAGAATGTATATTAAAATAAGATATTATAGCTAATCTAAAAGCATGACCAGCTTTTCTATTTAATTTATAACTATTCATAATCCAGCTTTTTTAATAAAATAATTTGCTACTTCTGGAATATGTTTTTTATAATACGGTTGATTATATTTACACCATTCTTTTATTTCTGTTTTAGAAGTAAATACTTTATGCCAAGAGTTTCCGGAGTTTATCTGATTAAACATTGGTTCTAAATCATTAATAAAACACTGTGGTGTCCAACCTTCATAAACATTTCTATTTAAATTACTCATTTCTCTAAGGTTTTGTTTATTAAATCACCTTCGTGCATAAAAGATTCTGTATTCATAATATAAAGAGTGTTGTATATTTTATAGATACCCGAAGGTATTAAAATTAATAAAACTCCATAACCTCCTTCATTATTCCACCAATCTTCTATATCATCAAGAATTTTATCTTGAGCAAAATCTTCTATTTTACGATAAAAATCAGGGTTAATACTTTTTAAACTTAACTCATTACAATTTTCTTCAACAGTGTCTAAATTTAATTCTGTATCTTCTTCTAATTTTATTTTAGTATAATATATTTCGTCTATACAACCTGAATCTCCAGCACCTGAATATTCTACTTTAAGTCCAGTCACACCAAAGTCAGCCAACTGTAATAGAAGGCTGCTTATTTCTAATTCGTCCATAATTATTTTGTTTTGTAAAATCGGCCAAGAATATTGGCATTTAAGTAATCTTCTTTTTCAAGCACTTCAAATTTAAATTGATGCTTTACTTCTTGATATGTTAATTCAGTTGCTGAATAACATATCATTAATATTTCTCTTTTAATTACAACACCTGCTTTGTGAGCTTCTTTAAGTATTTTATTACTACTGTAATAATTTACAAAATTAGGAATCAACTCACGAGTATATTTTTTTAATCTTTTATCTGTAGACATGGCTAAAGCTTTTTTACCCATTTTTCTTTTAATATTAGCAAAAAAGTTTTTTTTACCAATGTAAGCAACAGATTTTCCATCTATTATAGCAGTCATTTTATAAATAAAACCAACTCCTTTTTCTGGAATAGATAAATCATTAAATTCAACATTATTGTACAACCAGCTCATAATTTTTGTTTTAATAAAACCAATAAACTATCTCTTACTACTTCAATACCATTATCTTTAATAGAATCTGATAAGTCCTTAGACATTTCAAGAACAACATAATCAAAATTATATCTTTCTTTATATCTTTGAGCAGCTTTAATACCAGGTTCATCATTATCAAATAAAATAATTATTTTAGAATATTTTGGGATAAGTTTACTTATCACAGATTCTCCAATCATAGTATTTTCACTATCAGGAGCTATACATTCAACGTTAGAAATATTTAATTTTTTAAAACACATTAAATCTTTAAGAGATGAAGTGATTATTAAATACTTTGTGTCATATTTTAATTGATCTGTTCCTTGTACATAATTTTGAGTTTTAATAAACTTTTTATCTTTAACTTTAGGCATATATATTTTATATAAACTCCCATCTTCTCTAAAATAACCATATATATAAGCTTTTTCAAATTTAAATGTAGTTACTGTTGTATCTAATTCTTTTTTTTCCATTGTAAAATAAGACAAAGGTCTTACATTATATTCTTCTAGAATTTTAGAATTGATTTTATATTCTTTCCAGTAAGTGGCATCTAAATTAGTCCAGTGTCTCATTTCAAAATCTATTACTTTAAATTTATCATGAAACTGCATTACTTTTTTTTCACTTACTTTATGTGTAATTATATATTCTTGATAATCATTAAAAATTTTAGCTACTGCAAAACTTCTATCAGTAAAATTATACAAATGTTTAATTAGTTCAATAGTATCCCCTTGAAAACCTGAAGAAAAATCTTTAAACTTATAAGAATCGGATTTCAAGTCAAAATAAATAAACATTGAAGGCACTTTGTCTTTAGAATTAAATGCTGACAATATTTTAATATCTTGTCCTGTTAATTTTTCTTTCAGATTTAAATAATACTCAAATACCCATTCTTTTGGGACATCTTTTAAACTGGCTATTATATTTTTTGTTGAAATCATAAAAGTAATTAAAAAATTAAAGAGGACATTATTATTAACATCCTCTTTAATTAATAGATGTTAATCTAAACTAAAATCAGAAGATGCTTTAGAAGGGATAGATAAATCATCATCATCATCACCAAATGCAGTAACAGTTTTTACTTCAGTTTTCTTTAAATGAAGTGCTTCATTATAAACTATTACTTTAGAGTTGCCTTTAGCACCAAAGCCATAGGCTCCTCTATCAGCTTTTGCTATATTCATATCATAATTAATATAACCTGTTTTGCCCATATATTCTTTACCTGCAACACAAAAATCCATATAAATATCTTGGAATTGTGCATTAGCATTAAAAGCATCAATAAAAGCATCAATAGTTTCATGTTTACCGTCTTGTTGAGTAAACCATTCATTAATATCTAAGGCTTTGCAAAAGTTTTGTAAAAATATTAAAATAGAGCGGTCTCTTTGAATTTTGATTCCAGATTTAGTTTCTCCATCTGCAAACGCATATTGACTAGCTTTTACTCTACCAATTTGACCTTTGTAATGACCTTTACTTTCATCATCTTTATCAATCATAAATCCTTCAAAACCTTCAATTGGTTCTGTCTCTAAATTTAACATTAAATGTTTTGCACCATCAATGAATTTAAAATCATCTAAAAAGATATTGTTAAGTTTTAAAGTGTGATTACCTGGGGCAATTGTTTTTGCCATACCTGTTCCACCTGTTCCTAAATCTGTTGTACTTAAAGCCATTTTTCTTTTTGTTTTTATTTATTATTATTTGTAAATCTTTTCCCAGTGAAATTCTAATTCACCATTTTCATTCATTTCAGAAATTACTATTTCTTCATTTCTTAAGTGTTCAGGTCTTGCTCCACATGTAACTTCATCATTAGTTTTAAATGATAAAATAGTTTGGTTACCTTTTCTAAACATATATCCTATAGCGTCAGAATGAGCACATATAAGAGATTTTATTTTACCTGTTAAATCAATATTTGCAGCTAACACCATTTCACCTTTATCATCTACTTGTTTATCTTTAAGATGTCCTGATAAAATAATATAGGGTGCTAAAGTATCAATAAAATCTAGAACTTGAAAGAAAGCTTGTCTTAAATATAAATAACCCGCACCATTTGGTAAGGATAATACATTTTCACCATCATAGTTCTTACCCATAGATGTATTTTTGTAAAGCTTTATTGCAAGAGGCATGACCATATCTTCTAATGAAGTTACTGTATCTATAGTAACATATTTATAAGGTTTACCTGCTTCTTTAATTGCTTTACCTGCTTCTAGAAGTTCTGCCAATGTGCTTACTTTAATTTTTAAAGCTTCTACATAATCAGCTCCATTTTCTAAATCTATTAATAGATTATTTTCTAAACCTGCAAAAGCACTTGTTTTACCTGTTTTAGGCTTAGAATAAATAATTAACCTTTTTGGGTTAATTCTTTCCGCTTTTACTTTTTTAGTTGGAAGTACTATACTCATAATTCATCTTTTACTGTTTTTATAATAATATTTAACCAAGACTTATCACTAACAGGTTTCATTAACATGATTGCTGCTAAGTCCTTAACAGTCATTTCTGACAAAGGACAATCTTCACTAGCTGCATCAAGTTTCATTTCTTCTTTATCAGAAACAAAAGCTTCTTCAAAATCAGGAAATAAACTACTTTGTAGTTTGGGAAGTTCTAACTCTTCTTTTTTTAGATTAATCATAGTCTCAGTTTTTCTTTTTTCATAAAGAGCATGTGTTATTTCAGTAGCATCTTTAAGAACTGCAATCATTTCAGAAATAGGAACTGTATACAAAACATAAGGTTCTCCCTTAAAATTTGTACCATTCTTTGTTTCATATTCTTCTGTATAAAAAGGATTATACTTATATTTAAATAATTGTCTATCCTCTGAGAAAGGAACAATATTTACTAATTCTCCATTAGCATTATTAACATTATCACAAAACTCAATATAGATATCTTCTCCTTTTCCAATCTCAGATTCAAAAAGTTGAAGAAATCTTCCATATTTACCTTTTTGAAAAAAAGCTGTTTTAATAATAAATAATGGATCTTGATTACCAATTGCTTTAAATGTATCCACGTGATGGATAAAAAACTCTTTTTCTTTTTCTTTTCTTACATTCATTTTTATTTTATTAAATTGACATTTTCTTTGTTGCTTGAGCAGGTGTATCTATCTCAACTATTCTCATTGTGCTTCTATCTAATTTGAAAAAACTAATTCTTGTAGTTCCATTTCTAGATTTAAGAAAATGAAATACTAATATGTCTTCATCATTTATAATAAATCTTTCTGGACCATATTGTCTAATTTTTCTAATAGAAGGCTTGTTAATTCCTAAAACTACATCAGCATGTTGTAATAAAGCATCTGACCCATAGATATCTGAATCTAAGACATAATTTCCATATTCACCATCTCTTTGCCTATCAGGGGAATCTATATTTCTGTTTAACTGACTAAGTACTACAAAAGCAACCGGATATTTCTTTTTCATCATAGTTAAAGCTTCACCTAAACTATTCAACATCTCAAATTTATTTTTTTGTCCTCTACCAACTCTAAACAGAGCTGAGTGATCCATTGTGACTAACATGTTTATATATGTACCATCATCTTTTTTGTTGCGTTCCATTTCATAATGAACAGTAGCACACATTTCATCAATAGTACATGCATCATAAACAACATTAATAAAATCATGTTCTTCTGATTTTTCATAATAATCCACACATTTATAGAATATTTTTTCATCAACAGGGTTACCCCCTTTACTCATCAGAGTGTTGTAATCAGCTCCTGTGTTCAAACTTAATTTTCTCACGCCATTGGTCTCATCAACCATTTCCATTTGGAACTTAAGTATTCTGAATTCTTGGTCAGCGTTGTGTACAATTATATCACTAATCAACTGTTCCATAAATAAAGTTTTCCCTGTTCCTGGTCTAGCACCTACTACGGTGATAGTTCTCCATTCTAATCCATCACAAAAAGCATCATTAAATTTGGGCCATGCACTACTTAAGGATTTTAATTCTCCTTTTCTTCTTGCTTTAATTTTTAAAATTGCTTTTCTTAAAGCATCCCTTTCACTTACAGGTTTAAAAGGCCTGGCTCCATTAAATAATTCTGCCATAATTTAATTTTTAAAAGTCTGAATTTTAGCTTTATTATACATAGCGTGTAATAAACTGATTATAAGTTCTATTCCAATATATGAACTTATTGACAGAGATGTAATAAAAATGTTTATTACAAAGAAGCCTATGACGCTTCCTAATAATGCTATTAAAGTTAAAATTACAGTTTGTTTAATATTCATTATACTACATTATCTTTAAAATAAAAAGTATCTTCTTCAGAAGAGTTATTGATTAAGTCACAGTAAGTTGCTAGATCAGATTCAAAGGATTTATCTATGCTTTGTTTTCTGATAAAATACTGTGCTGTTCTCATATATTCATAGTTTCTTATGCTATATTCATCAACATACTTTTCAGTAGCTAATAGTATGGCTTGCCATTCATAATCATAATTCTCAAAAAACCATCTGAAGCTTACTTCAAGATTTTTAGCATGGACTCTTGCATATTTTCCAGAGGAGAGTTTTCTATTAGGAAATATTTCTACATACTCCTGGATTTTATCAATAAAGTCTTGTCCTAGTAGGATTTGAGATGTTTTCTTTTTAGATTTCTTAAAAAATCCATTGAGTTCTTCTATAAAGATAATGCTTTTAGGCGTTAGTGTCAAATTTTCATTTAACCAATTATCTCTTTTTAACTTTTCTACCTGCAATTCTTTATTAATAAACTTTTGAGGTACTATTTTATCTTTTATACAATGTAATACATAATAAGCATTGGGGGTAATATTTTCTTTTACAAGTCTGTTGAATATTTCAGTCATCACCAAATAATTTTAGTACCATAGTTTTCTTCAAGAATTTTATTTATTTTGTTAAATACATTTTCAGAATCCCAGGTGGTTGTTTTATCATAACCTACAAGTGATGGATTTGATACATGATATTTATAATTATTATCATTTACACCATCTGCCCAATTACTTGCTTCTTTTCCCATATAAATATAAACTAATCCATTAACGTTCCATGTTAAATAATCAAATAAATAAGCCATAAAAGATTTCCATATAGCATAATGTTGATTATTTCTATTTACAGTAGTTGTTAAAGCCGTGTTGAGTAAAAGAACACCTTGTCTTGACCATCTTGCTAAATTAGGCTCAATTGATTTTGGTTTATTAGAATAAACATCTTTATTTATTTCATCTAATATAGCAATTAAAGGAGGTTGTTTTTCTAAAGTATTTCCGCAACTAAATGCTATACCATCAGCTATACCAAATTGAGAATAAGGATCTGAACTTACTATAACAACTTTTAATTTATCCAAAGGACATTCAATAAAACTATTAAATATTTTACTTAACGGAGGTGTAAACCTTTTACCATCTAAAGATAATCTAGCTAATTGTTTTATTATATTATCAAAATCACTACTATATATATATGATCTTAATTTAATATCCCAACCAGATTCTTTTAATTTTTCATAAAGTTTATTTTTAATATCCTCAATATCAAGTTTCTCTTTCATATTTTTTTATTAGATTTGTTATAAAATTATTATTATGGCAATTAAAGTTAAAGAAATGAGTGAAACAGCTATTGTTTCCATTAAAGTTAACAGGTCTTTTTACTATATGACAAAAGGGTTATCTTTTTATTTGTTTATGTTAATAGATGTTCCTGATAAAGAAGCTTATCTAAAAGACACTCTTACTAAGGCCTATGAAGATTTGGATGATTTACAAAAATCTTTCTATACTGTTGCTTTATTATTAGGAGAAATTGAAAAAGAAACAGTTGCTCAAGGACATTTTATAGAAAAAGATATGCTTCAACCTGGGGATGTAGGTTATGTAATTCCTACGTAAGATCCATGTTATAATTATCTCTTCCGATTGCTATACAAGCTTCAATAGCTAATGCAATTTCATCTTTACTGCAATCAGCAAAAGATTTACATACATCAGCAGCTTTTGTTCTATAGCATAAACCAGACCGTTGTTTAATGATAAACTTCATTTCTTCAAAGTTGTATCCTGATTCTTTTGCTAATTCTCTAATACAAGCATGTACTTTTGCTATTTGGGGAGTTGTTGCATCACTTGAAGTTAAGTCCATAAACATTTCTATTTCTTGACCTTCATTTAGTTTATCTACAAATATTTCATATTTTAATTTTGATTTATCATTTGGATATATTAACTTTCCCCCTTGTTTGATTAATGTTACTGTTAACATGTTATAATATTTATTATATGAGTTTAAAAAAAATAAGTAATAGTGCACTCAAAGTTAACACTAAAATTGTATTTGAGTATTTAACAAAATTTCCAAATGCCCCAAGCAAAACATTAGCTAAAAAGATTTATAGTGAACAATCTAAATACTTTGATACATGGGATGTTGTATATAGTAGAGTTAGATATTATAGAGGACAGCTTGGAAAAAAATCAAGAGAAAATATAAGTAATAAATTATTTCAAAAACCTTTAAAAAGTAAAATTATGCATACTAAACTTAGTTTGCCTGAATCTCATACTAAAACACGTCTTAAATTTGTTTTTCCCATAGCTTGTAAGACACTTGGTGTTTTTGGTGATGTTCATATACCTTTTCATGATAATGATGCTTTAGAAGTCATGTTTACTAAATTTGAAGAAGAAAAAGTAGATGCCATTTTAATTAATGGAGATCTTTTAGACTTTTATCAACTTTCATTTCATGAAAAAGACCCAAGACAAGTTCATTTTAAAGATGAAATTGAGGCAGGAAAAGAATTTTTAGCTTATATGCGTGATAGATTTCCAGGTATTCCTATTTATTATATACCAGGTAATCATGAAAACAGATTTGAAAGATATTTAAGAATTAAAGCTTCTGAGTTATTAGATATGGATGAATTCAGATTAGATGTTATTTTACATGTAGCTGAATATGGTGTACATTTTATACCTTTTAGAAGTAATGTTTCTTTTGGTAACTATGTAATAGAGCACGGTGATAAATTATCAGGTGCCGGAGGAGTAGTTCCTGCTAGAACTTTATTAATTAGATTAAAAACAAACGCTATTGTGAATCATTTTCATAAGTCAAGTGAAAGCTTACAAAGAGTTTTTGGAGCAGAAGGCCCAACTACTATAAAAGCTTATAGTTTAGGTTGTATGTGTGATTTAAATCCTGATTATATGGAAATAAATGAATGGAATCATGGTTTTGCTATCATGAAGAAAAAAGATAAAATAGTAATAGTAAATAATTATAAAATTGAAAATAATCAACTACTTTAATGTTTTTACCTATAACTTTTAGAGACCATGATGGTCCATATATTGAACACTTAAATGTGAGTCATATTACTAGAATATCTTTTGTTAATCAAATGAATCCTGATGCAGGGACAAAGATACATTTAAAAACAGGAGAAGTGTTAACAACGCCTTCTCCTCTTGATATTGTATCCCAAGCAATAGATGAATGCTGGAAATCAGCAGCAGCTATGATATTGTTTAATTTATTAGCAGAGAAATCTAAATTGTACAAGGGGTTTGAAGAATCACTTGAAGAAACTGATTTAGATCCTGTTTAGTATTCAGTTTAAAAGTTTTAGGCCAATCAAAATTTACAATGCTCCAGTTGTTATTTATAACTTGATCACTATCAATTGAAGATAATATTAAGTTATCAAAAATTTTATAATTATAAAGATAATAAGTAAAACCATTACCGCTTTCTTCATTAGTAATAATAGTTTTAGTAAAGTTTAAATCAATTAAATCTTGTTCTGTCATGTTTTATTTTTTAAAGTTAAAAGTATTTCATGATTTAATATTTCATAAGAGTAGTTTTTAATAATCTTATCATAATTAGTATTGTTTATAATACCATATTCTCCATGATCACTTATTCTTTTTTTTCTAAGATTAATTAATGAATACATAGCTATAGATAAATTATCTTCATCATTAGATTCTAACATATTAAGAATATTATTCATTTCTTCTTTAGTTATGTAATTCATTGTTTTTAATAACTGTAACTCAGCTATAATTATAAATAAAGCATATTCACCTTTTTTATTACCTTTAGAATATAAATACCATAAATAATTAAGATTTGAGTCTTGAGATGATAATCTATAATGTTCATCTACTATATTTTTTATATGTGTCTTATGTTGAGACATGTATGTTTTTTGCATTATTAATTTTTATTTTAGTTATTAATTACACCTACTGAAAATACATTATCAATTTCAATTAAATATTCTTTTTTAGATAGACAATCAATATAATAATACTTACCTCCTGTATTATTTGCTTTACCTTTAATATCAAGACTTGGTTGTGGTGTATGTCCTATTATTTGAATATAATTTTTTAATAATGTTGTTTTTTTATTAGAATGTTGTAATGCTTTAGGTCTTATCCAAATAGGTGTTTGCCATATATCATTACCATAACCATCAGCATATCCGTATCCTTTATCAAAATATGAATCAAATCCAAAATGATTTGGTTTATGATGAAATAAATCATTTAAAAAATCAGCTATATTGTTTTCATTTTTATTTTTTTCCCAATAACCCTCATCTTCTATAAATGTAGAACTTACTCCGGCATGTGTACATAAGTTTTTTCCAATTAAAACAGCCATCTGGAACATTTTTTCTTCTTGTATAAAAAATTCATTAAATTGATACCACATTGTTGCTTGAAAACCTGAAGTATTTCCTGTAAACTTAACACCTGGCCAATAATGATGGTCATGATTACCAGTTAATAAATATACCTTTTTAGTAGGGTCTAATTCTCTCCACTTTTTAAATTCAACAATTTCTTTAGCATTATGTAATTGAACAACAGGTTCAACATTAAATGAATCAAAATAATCACCTATAAATATAATATTATCCACATCAGGATGATCTTCAACTATGTTCTTCCAAGATTTTCTACCGTGAATGTCTCCAATATAAATATTTTTCATAACAATTTATTTTTTAATTATATCTTTATAATCAATAATGAAACCTATAGCTACAATTATATTCATCCCCAAAGATATTAATATTTCATGAATATCTTCATAAATAGTTGTCATCAAATGTACATGCCCGATCATCCAAAAAGGTATAGATAAGTTTTGACTTACCCATACCAACAGGAATTTTATAAAAGTTTTCACTGATTTAAAACAAAATTATAAGAATTTGTGCTACCTTTCATAGGAAATGTATACGTTTTTGAGCCACAATAACCTTCATTAATTCTAATTTTAACATGTGTACATTTTTTAAAAGGAACAAATCCATTCGAAGCTGTTAAATTATTTAAAATAAATAAAGCTGTTTGATCTTCAGATATTGTTAAATCTTCTATATAATATTTGTCATAAGCTCCATTAACATAAAAAGATAAGTCACATGTAATATCAACATCACAAAAATAACTACTTAAAATATACATTACAACATCTCCATCTACATTTTCTAATTTTAATGCAACTGACTTATCTTCATTAGAAAGATTATAACAAATTTTATATGGGTCATCAAAGGCATTATCAACTTTTTTGTTTATCCATTGTGCCTTTGTTATAGAGCTAATGCTTAATACTAATAATAATAATAATTTTTTCATTTTGTTTTGTTTATTTGTTTAATTCAATATTTTAATTTCTTTTAAATTTACAAACCATATATCTAATAGAATTTTTTGTAGAAAACTACTATATATAGTACTACCTTTCTACAACTATGCTATTAAATATTTATAAATCAGTTAGTTATGCTGATTTTTTATACACAAAAAATGGTATGGGTAGCTAAAAAAGCATTTTTTTATTTTTTATTTTTCAATAGTTTTTAAAAAATCAGTTATATATTTATTATTCTCATTTCTACCATTTACCTTGCCACTCGCATTAGTGTCTTCCCAATCCAAAAAATCATTTAATAATTCTCTTTGTGCGTCAGCAGTAAGTGAAAGTAATTCTTTAATTCTATTTTTATATTCATTAATTACTACATTACACACTCTTTTAATGATAGGGTCATTGTCAAATTTGCCAACATAGTCATTTTTTATTTCTTCTAATAGTTCAACTGTATTCATCTTTTTTAAATTTACGTCTGGTATTAATTCGTGGTCGCTTCCATCAAATAATTCGTGAGCTGTTTTCATAATTTATTTATTTTTTGTCCTGTTTTTTAATCACTTTACTTTGTCATAACAC